CGTGATGCAATACTTGGTAAGTCACCTAAAGACTTTGACTTAACCACCGATGCTAAACCAGATGAGGTATTGAAGATAGCAAAAAAAGGTGGGTTGAAAACCGTAGAGGTTGGAAAACAATTCGGTGTCGTGATAGTTGGTGGACATGAAATAGCAACATTCAGAAAGGATATTGGTAAAGGGAGACGCCAAAGTTCAGTTGATTATACCGACATCGAGGGTGATGTAAAAAGAAGGGATTTGACCATAAATGCGTTGTTCTACGATATGGATAGGGGTGAAATTGTAGACTTGGTTGGTGGTATAGCAGATTTAAAAAAGAAGAAGATTCGAACCGTTGGAAATGCTGTCGAAAGATTTGATGAAGATCCGTTAAGAAAGATGAGGGCATTAAGATTTCAAGGTGCACTCGGTGGTAAGTTAGGTAAGGAAACTGAAAGGGCACTAAGACAGAATCCAAGTCTTAAAGGTGTGAGTAAAGAAAGAATCAGAGATGAGTTTGTCAAGTCGATTAGAAAGGCAAAATCACCCAAGAGGTATTTACAGCTTGCTGATTCGTTAGGATTTACAAAACAGATATTACCTGGATTACAAGTTAAGATTCCATACATAAATGAAAACGATTATATTTTATTTTTAGCTTGGATTTTACGAAAAAATGATGTAAATTCAATAAGGAAATTAAATGGTTTAGCCTATCCTACTCAAGAAATAGTTGATATTCAGTTTTTAAATTCATTACAGAATTTTAAACCTGAGAATATTTTTTTGATTAAAAAGTTTCAAGAAAAGACCAAATTGAGTAAAGGTCAAATTCTTAAATGGGGTAAGTACATTGGAAAAGATTTTAAAAAATTAATTAGATTTAAACTATCGGTAAGGGGTAGTGATGTTTCAAGTGATTTAAAAGGAAGGGACATCGGTAAAGCAATACAAAATATGGAAAAAGATAAATTCTTAAATGAAATAGCAGTTCGGAAAAAACCGAAGAAATTCAAAGACATTTATAACGCGTTACCAAGTGACTTGAAGAAACGCGTGTATAATCTAAAAAACTACGACCAGAGGAGAGATGCACATCCTGAAGGTAATGTTTTAAAACATACTATTGCTGTTACGAATAGGGCACTTAAAACAGGTGATATAGACTTCGCTCTATCAGCATTGTTTCACGATATAGGAAAAGACTCAACTGCTAAATTACATCCAAAGAAAGGGTTTTGGACTCATTATGGACATGAGCATGTATCAGCTAAATTGGTTAAGAAATACGCCAAGTGGATAAAATCAATGGGTGGTAATCCACTTGATATTTATTGGATAGTAAAACAACACATGAGAATGAAAGTATTTGATAAGATGAAATGGACAAAACAAGAAAAGATGAAAAAATTTAGAGCATTTGATAAGTTAAAGAAATTTACAACCTTCGATAAAGGTGGGAGAGTATAATGGATAAATTAACAAGAGAATTGATAAGAGATTTACTACCCGAAGAAGATAGACCTAAGATTAAAAAGATTGTAGGAATCTATGGTGGTAGGTATCAACCATTTGGCCCACATCACTTAAAAACTTACAAGTGGTTAAAGTCAAAGGTAGATGATGCTTACATCACCACATCAGACATCAAAAAACCACCAAAACACCCTATGAATTACAGAGAAAAACTTCGTCATATGGTAAAGATGGGTGTTCCTAAGAATCGTATTATAAAGGAAAAAGTTCCATTGGTGGCAAATAATGTGCTAAAAAAATACGATTCCGAGACTACAGCCGTGATATATATATTTGGAGCTAAGGATGCTGGTAGATTGGCAGGTGGTAAAAAGAAAAGTGGTGGTTTATCGTATTTCCAAGATTATAGAAAACACAAGAATAATCTAAAAGGATATGAGGAACACGGATACTTTATGGTAGCTCCACATCAATCAGTTAGGGTTGGTGGAAAAGAAGTTAGTGGAACGGTAATGAGAGAATTACTCGGTTCACCTAAAATAGGTGATAAAGAAAGACCTAAATTATTTAAACAGGCATTTGGTTATTTCGATAAAGGTGTTTATCAAATGATGACCAACAAGTTTAGAAAGTTATTTGAGATCAAAGAAAATTTACTTACAGAAAGATTAGTAGCCGCTAGAAACAAAGGACACTTGAAGAATGGTGGTAAGACAGCACTAACCACAGGTGGAATAATTTCAAAGTTTAAAGGTAGGGGGGATATATCGGACGCATTTAGTTTTGCTATGAAGGATTTGGAAAAGGCCATCGGTTCTCTTTCTGAAAAACAAAGAAACAGAATATTCAAGAATGGTAAGGCTTGGATGAATCTTGAGGTTATGTGGCCAAAGTCATCTAATGTGATAAATTATGACAAGGCAGAAATCGTATTTCACGGAGCACTCGAATATGATGATGAAGGAAATGCAATTGGAGAGGTCAAAGATAGTGCAAGAATGTTAGCTGGTATGATTAAACAAGTCAACCAAAACATACAGAAACGATATAAGATTGGAAAACCTAATTTTTTAACCGTACCTAAACATCAAAATTTTGAAAAGAAGAAAAAGTATTTTATAAATAAGTTAAATAGATTACAGAAACAATATAACTTAAAAGATAGTGATTCACTTTCAGTATATCACCAAACCTATTGGGAAGAATTTATATTTAATGCAGCAAAACAACACGGATTTACAATTCCAAAGGCACCATTAAAAAAATTAACTAAAAGATGGGCATTTTTTGATAAGTCGTATAAAGTTCCAATGATTAAAAAAGATTTTAAAAATCATCCTGAATTTTTAGATTGGGTATTGACTACGGATAAAGTAGACCACGCAAAAATGGTTAAAAAGAATATGAAACCATTTGAGGAATTGTTCTTTGAAGTTGGTGCAGAAATAATGACAAATGTAAGTGGTTGGTTAGCAGCAAATCCTGACTCTACGGTTCAACGAGTAAAGAAACAATTAGATGCAGCAATTAAAGATGTGAGAAGTAAAAAGGATTTGAAAAAACTTAACACATTAAAATTACAATTGGATAAATTAAATAAGATTGGTGGTCTGAAGGCAATAGTTCCAAGTGAAGGAATAGTTTTTAAATACAACGGAAAGACATTTAAATTTACAGGAGCATTTGCACCTATTAATCAAATAACAGGATTGATGACATTCTAATGGAAGATTTCGAAGATATACAAGAAATCTTTAAGATGAAAAAAATGAATAATATTAAATTTATTATTAATATTATTGGTTTGGTAGGTGCATTAGGTGGTGGATGGTACAAGTTAGAAAATAGAGTATCAACATTAGAAACACAGATAGAACAAGAAAATAGTGTTAAGGCAATACAAGCCGAATTAGAATTAATGAAAAGAGATCAAGAACTTGAGGACTTAAAATTTAAGTTTAAACTTGATTCGTTACAAAGGAGTTAGAGTATGAGTGATAGTATTTTATCAACTAATCACAGAGAACGAGAAAGACAAATAGAAAATATTAAGCGTGTTGCTCGTGGTGATAAAGTTGAGAAAAAGATTTATGTTCAGATGGAAGATTTGGACGAAAAGAAAAAAAGAGAAGAAGAAGTAAGATTAGAACGAGAAAAGAAAAATGAACGCTCAGCTGCATTAAAGGATGCTAGAATGCCTTGGTTTTGTCCTAAGTGTAAAAAGGTAATGAAAAAACGATTAGATGATAAGATGTATAGATTACATCAACATTGTTTTGATTGTCAAATAACATTTGAAAATAAACTTCGTATCGAAGGAAAATACGAGAAGTGGGAAGAAAGTAAGGTGTTAAACAACCAACTTTCTTATATACGAGACCAAATTTCAAGTATAGAAGATTGGAAAGTAGAGGCTTCTAAACCAGTAGAGATTTATGATTCGGTTGGTGTTAAAGAAATAGAACTACAACAAGAAAAGTGGAGTCAGAATAAGGAACAAGTTGAAAAAATGTCTACCGAGGCCCTCGAAGAATTAAATAAAATTAAAGAAGAAGTTGAAGAAAAACTCAATAGTTTAGAAGTTTAATATTTATATGTGTGAAACTATATATATCGGAGAAAATAAGTGATTAAAATGAAGAAAATATTAGAAGAAAAGGTAGACCTTGATGATATTTCTATGAATCACCAAAAATTACTAAGGGTTGGAAGTAATTACATTTATAAGGCACGAGATGGGAAACTTTGGTATGAACTTGAGGATGATATTAAAAAGAGTAAGAATAGAACTTTAATGAGATACTTTAAAAAATATGATGAAGCTCGTCTTAAACTTCAAAATGCTGGTGCAATGTTAACCAGGGCATTTGATTTGGAAAAAAGATGATTAAATTAAAAGAATTAATAGTAGAACGAATTGTAACACATAGTGACTTTCATAAAGTCATAAATATGGCTAAAAAGGCAACTGGCGCTAAACCTAAAATACCATCAAAAACAATAAAACTTTGTAAAGAAGTAATGAAAGATGGTTTTCATAAATTAGATTATAGAGGTAAGCCTGGTAAGAAAAGACAACCTACTAACTTAATGTATCAGTATTACGCTTATGTACAAGGATGGGGACATTCTAAATACAAAAATGATTGGGATTGGAGAAGTGATAAAGGTGATAAGATTTTAAATTGGGTTCAAACATCAGGATATAATGATGGTATATTTGATTATGATTATTTAAAGTACCATGTAAATACTGATATGCAAGCATCGCAAGTTGTAGGAAATATCAGACCTGGTTCAAAAGATGAAGAACCAGCTTACTATTTAGTTAAAGATTATTTAAATAGTTTTAGTGCAAGACGAGGTGGTAGAGATGAGGATATGTTAGTTGCTAAAGTTCAATGGTGGTTAGATAAAAACAAAGTTGAAACAAGATGAGAGATTACTTAAAAGAATTTAGTGATGATGTCATTGGTGATTTTTTAGTTGAGAATGATATTAAAGATATTTTAAATGAGGCTGGTTCGGCAACAAATAATGCACCAACTGATGACGGGCCACCTACATTTTACAAATCTTTGGGACAATACAAATCCGAGTCTGAAGATTGGATACAATCATTACAGAATGATTTAGGTTGGAAAGTAATTGATTATATACTAAGTGATGGAGCAATGGATCCAGAAGAAGATTACACTATGTCACATAGAGCAACAAATCCAATATCTCACGGAGAGGTAAAAAAGTATAAAAAAACTTTACGGAATGTAATGGATAATTTGGGTTGGAAAGTCATGAAGTGGATGGGAGTTGATAAAGACCAACAAATGGCCGGCCCACCTATAGCATCAGGAATTGATGCTAAAACTCGTAAAGAAAATAACGAAGCAGATACTGATTTAGCGGCAAAGAAAACAAAAAAGAAATTTAAAGGTGGTCGTCCAAGACTTCATGTTGAGAAATATTCACCACTTTCAAAAGATTGGTGGGATGATGAACTTAGAGAATTAATCACAGAAGGTGGAGCATACGGACATATGGCACATCCTTTTGATGATAAAAATTTAACATTTAAAGATTTAAAAAATATCATAGAAAGAGGTTTAGGTGGTCAGTTAGATAGGGAAGATAATGTAACTGAAAAACTTGATGGACAAAACCTTATGATAAGTTGGAGAAATTAGTGAACATATTCGAAAAAGGATTGTGGAAATTAATTAACGAAGCTTCACCAACGGGTACTTCAGGATATGGTGGATCTGGAATAACCACAGGAGATGCATGGCCCGATGGTTTATTTACCAAAAGAGGTGAAAGACGATATGTAGGACCTGCAAGTTTAACTCGTGGAATGCAACAAGTTGATTTTCCAGCATCAGATAATATCTATGGGGGTCCTGATAGTCAGAATAATGAAAGACGGGCAAAAAGAGATGCAGGTAAACTTTACAAATATTTAAGTGATCCCGATGGTAATTCAGAAATTAAATCTGATGAGTTAAGAGATGACACACCACCATTATCACCGAGACAAAGAACTTATGGAATACACGGATTTCACAGAAAACAAGAATATACCATTCCACCTGAAACAGCAAATTTTGTAACAACTGCTCAAACTTTAATTAAACCAACAACACCACCAGAGGGAACAGAAAGTGGTGGAGTACCAGCAACACCTGAACCTGGTTCTAAGGAAATGGGAAGTGTAAGTGGATATAGACAAGTACAGCAAGGTGGAGAATCGGTATTTGCAGGTAATAAAAAATTATGGAATAAATGGAAAGACCACAGAATAATGGGTGCAGTTAAAGGTAGAGAATGGAAAGGTGGTAAGTTAGTTGATTTGTTACCTAAAGGAGTTAAATAATGGCCATTACAATAGATATAAATGTTGGAGATACCATCTTAGGTGGTAGATTTAAAAACAAAAAAATTAAAGTAAAAGAAATTGGTAAAGATGATTATGGAATGCCAACAATAAACGGAAGAAAGGTAGTTAATTTTAGAATACCAAAACCCGTTGATGAAAAAATGGTTAGGGATAAGGACGGATTCGGAAAATATAAAAAAAATGATGATAGTGATTTTGATGAACCAGCTAAAACTAAAAAATTAGAGGGTAAATCTACATACAAACAAATAATGGAGATGTAAATATGGACTTTTTAAAGAAACTCATAGTTGGTATTTTAGGACTTTTTGGATTAAGTACTATTTTAAGTGCTAAAAAATCAAAAGAAGTAGAGGAACTTGGTAAAGTAATTAAAGAACAGAAGAAAAAAGAAAAAGAAGTTGCAAAGGAAGTGGAAAAATTAGAAGAAAATAAAACCAAAAACAAAAAAGAAATAACAAATTTAAAAAGAAAACTTACTCGTACTAAGAACGAGGTAAAAAAGATGGAAGTAACTTTCGAAAAGGATGCCGTAGACGATGCAGCAGCTTTTTTAAGAAAGTTTTCAAAATCTAAATAATTATATATATAAGGAGAAAACAATATGAGCATGCACAGAGCAACACCTACAATTCGTGCAACTGGCGATTATAATAGAATAACAAAAGTTCCTTCTTCAACAACATTTCATGCGACTGGTTCAAATGCTGGTGCAGCATTTATATGTGAAGTAGTAACTAATGTTGTTATTCATGCCGCAAATGGTGGAGTGATACCAGGAACATCTTTGTCAGCAGATACACTATATCCGATTGGAACAAAGAAAGTAGTGATTGGTGGAAGTGGTATAGTTTATGTATTACACAGATAGGTAATGAATATGAAACACTTATGGATATTATTGTTATCCATACCATTGTTTGCACAAACAACTTTAACAGACGAACAGGTATTGGGAATAGCAAATCAAATTAAAGAATTACAATATTCTGATAGTACTAAATCAGCTCAGATTAAAATCTACGAAGGCTTAGTAACGGAATATGAGGAACAGATGGAGTTAGATTCTTTACTACTTGTAGCAAAAGATAAACAGATTGTCTCGATAAAGGCACAAAATGAGGCTTACATAAAAAAGGCAAAACTGGCAAAACCGAGTTGGTACGAAAATAAATGGCTATACTTTACATATGGGGTGGCATCAGTAACCATTCCCACTTACTTTGGAATTAAAATATTGGATATAGCAGATTAATGACTGATAATAATAAAATAAAAGAAGTAATCAAAAAAGAGTATTTAAAATGTGCTAAAGATCCAGTATATTTTTTGAAAAAGTATGCTGTCATTCAGCATCCAATGAAAGGTAAAGTTCCATTTGAGTTATACCCATTTCAAGAAGCATCATTAAAAGATTTTAAGAATCATAATTATAATGTTATTTTGAAAGCTCGTCAGTTAGGTATATCAACATTAACTGCTGGATACTCTTTATGGATGATGACATTTCAATCAGATAAGAACATATTAGTTATAGCAACCAAACAAGATACCGCTAAGAATTTGGTTACGAAGATTCGAGTGATGCATGCAAACCTACCGAGTTGGGTAAGGTCACAATGTGTTGAGGATAACAAACTCTCACTTAGATATTCAAATGGTTCACAAGTAAAGGCCGTATCATCTACTGAGGATGCAGGTCGTTCAGAGGCACTATCCTTACTCGTTATGGATGAGGCAGCATTTATCGATAAGATTGATACAATATGGACTGCTGCACAAAGTACATTATCTACTGGTGGTCAATGTATTGCACTATCCACACCAAAT